GCAACTGTGTGTTTCGCCTGTTTGCAAATAGATAGTCGTATGGTGCCATTTGGCCATACAGAACGTAGGCGAAATCTCATTCATGATAGGAATGAACTTTTGTATTCTAGCCTTATCGTCCACTTATTCTTTCCTTAGCTGCATCAAATTGTATTTGTAACCAATCAAAATCATTAATTAATTTAAGGGTCCGCGGATCATTTTTATTATGCTCTCCGAAAGATTTTCCACCTTCGGCACCTAGATAAGAATAAAATCCAAAAGGAACATTATCATTAAGTTTACACCACGCATCTAATCGCTGTTGTGTTTCAGTATCGTCTTGTCTATCTATGGTCCTGCTGGCTAATTTACAGCATTCTCTAAAAGCACTTTTCCATGTATTAAAGGGATCTGTGTTAAATGCTGTGATGTTACTGACTTCTGGCATGGCCTTAAACAAAGAACTAATGCTTGTGGTCATATCGGGCTTAGATACATCCATATTTTGAGTAAGAGCCTTAGGTAAAAGTTTTACGCCACCGTATCCGTATTCTAATCCATTTATAAGATTTTTACTACGCCACACATGCACACATTCTAAATCTTCCTTGGGCACCACATGATCAAAATTAAAACTATCTAGTATCTCGGCGTCAGCATCGACTACCCAAAACATTTTAGTAAAACTATTTTTAGCCGCAACAATATGTGCCTGATGTATACCTTTAATCCCGTGTACTCGTTGTGCTCTAGGAAATCTCTTAGACAGTGCTTCGAAATTCTTATCTGCGGTGGGTTCTTGATAGCTTATAAAAATTATATCGTACATTGCTGATAATAGGTTGCGTTAAGGTTAATAGTTTCGTCGTACAGGTCTAATATATATTTGCTTTGTTTAGAATCTAACCAAGGCCAATCCAGCCCAAGTTGTTGTTTAATTTTTACACCTAACATCTGTGCATCTTGTTCTACGCATGAATGATCAACATTGTTCTCATACACAGTTCGAAGAATCTCAAAATCACGTACATCAACATAATTCCAGTTTGTACAGTTAGTCATCCAAGTTCCCATGCGAGCTCCGAGAATAGCGTATTCACCATTTTCTTCGTGAGCTCCAACAGTGCTCCACATACGCAGTCTATGAATATTATGCCACCAGATGCGTTGTTTAATTTCTTGAGGAGGAACTTTAACTCCGTCAAGCAAGGTCATCTTTACACCTTCGCGGAATCCTGCTCTCCATGCTTGGAATGGGCTTCCTGTAATTATGCTTTCGCTGTAGACTCTAGGGAAATTGCGATATCCATCTTCCCAACAAAAGTCTACTTGGCCTCGATCACTTTCTGAATTTTCATGAGTCTTCATGTTGAGAACAAAGTCTTTCTTCCAGATTTTTATTCCGCCATTGCCGTATCTGAGACCATTTATTTTATTTCGACCGCACCATCCGTAGACTTGAATCTTAGGGTCTTTCATATCTAAATCAAGATCAAAGAACTTAGGATCTACTATGTTATCAGCATCTACGGTTATGAACCATTCCGTTTCTACTAACTCTGCTGCGGCTTTATGTGCATGGTCGCTGCCTTTCACTCCATGAACACGTTTGGCCCAAGGAGCTTTAGAAACCAGATCAGCATAATGCAATTCTGCATTAGGCTCATCATAACTTAAAAATACTATATCAAATTCTACTATTTTCATTTATATTCAATCACATATTTCTTAAAGATTCGTCTAGTATATACACTAAATTTAGTAAAATTAATGTTAGGTATTATTTTTGCGGTACCTAATAGTTCATTGATTTTTACAGATACAGTCTCTAAAAGCACATTTGGATCATTGTAGTCTGTGATAAAAAACAACATTTCGGTATCACCATCCCAAACTATGTTGCGTTTTTTGAGACCGGCACGTGATTTTTTAGTACCACCGTATTCCACAGATAGCTCTATCTTTAGACAGTTAGTTTTTGAATCATGTTTGAGATAAACATCATGCAGTTTTAATTCAGAATCTTTCTTACTGATAATCCTATGTAAGACATCGTCTATTTTAAAAACACTTTTTATTTCAGCGATTTCTACAGTATTAGAATTAATATCCACTACACAATTGCTAATTTTCACTTCTGCATTTATTATAGATAGAGCTAATTCATCGTCAATAGGAATCTTGTTTTTTTCATTTACAAATGCATGACTAGGGCCAACACTTAGGACCAAGCCTGTGTTTGGATCAAATACAGCTACAAACTGTACCGGCGGTAATTCGTAATTCAGATACCATTGATCAAAATCAATTAATTTTTCCATGCTATTTCCTCGAGAATTGAAATCATTTCACGATTCATTTTGTCTTTTTCAACATAATGAACAATATCCTGCTGCTGATAATTTCCTATTTTCAGCTGTCCTTTTTTATTCAAATAAAATCCCACATGATCACTCCATGCATCTGCAGGCCATGGCCAATTTTGAATCATAGGTTTCATATGCACCACTCGAGGAAAATCTAAATCATAGGATATAACATCAGTGATATCTAACAGCTTTGCTGCTAGAGCAAATGCTTCATCCGTTCCTAGTATCTTAGGCTTATATTCTGATAAAAACATGTTGGAAAACTCCACGGGGTTTTTAATTATATCTCTACCAAGATCAAAAAATTCTTTAGCTAGCTCGCTGTCTTTTTTAAAGAAAGTATAGAAGCTGTATAGATTAGGTAGTTGATTTTTTATAAAGGTCTTGCGATAATGTTGGTCAACGACTGTCTCGCCTCTATAGGTAAAGCTCTTGTTTGCGATATATAATTCACTGTTTTCGATAAAATATTCAGCCCAATGGCTGTAGTCTCTCAAGAACAACATGTCTGCATCTAAACATACCGTGTTGTCAAAGGGACTAAGTTGATCCATCCACGACCGGCCGTCCCAAAATGTTTCTTGATCCCATTCTATGACATGATCAAACACCCAATCGCTTTTGATATTCTGTAATTTTTGTTTGTTGCCTATAACTAATGCAACTTGATCAAACCCTGGACGCTGTGTATTTTTTATACTCAATGCAAGTCCATAAGCTAATTGCACATAGTCAATGGTTTCGTGTTCAGCCACTATAATTAGATAACCAAATTTCATACAAGGTCCATTAATTTTGAAATATGTCTTACTATGCTTTGTTTATTCATAATGTGTATGTCTGTGTCCTTGAGAGTAGCTGCACAAAAATTTGCATCTAATTTGTGAGATACCAACACAGTAAGTTTATCTTGATCTACATCATGTAGTATGTCTTTGTCTAGCAGCGTTAGTACTGGAGGTAAACATACTGTATCTATGTTTTCAAAACCATCTAAAATATGTTTGGCTATGCTGAATGCAACATCATTTCTGTATTGTTTTGAGTCAAATCTATATGTGTCAGCAAAATATTGATAGTTGTCTAGTATGATCTGAACAAGATCAAAAAATAATTTAGTATACGAATTTTTTGTAAACATCACAGTTGTGGCCCAATACAATTTAGTCCCAACCTCTGATATGTAACGGTCGCAATAGCCCAGTCTGTTATTATCATAGATGTCATTGATGCTTTCGCCTATTAGTATATCATGGTCAACATCCCAATATTCTCCGAGGGTCTTTGAGAATATAAAAAAATCTGCGTCTATCATCAGTGTTCTATCGTAGGGTGTTTGTTTCCAGGCAGAATATCTGTTACCATTCATAAATGTCACAGTGCTATACTCGGCGCCGTCGTGCAGTCTGCGATAGTTATTTGCTGGAGGTCTTGGTACGATAATGATATTTTCAAATACTTCTTGTGCTTTGTCGTATATTTTTGATTCGTGCATCCAATCGACTGTAGATTGATCAGTGACCAAAGAAGCAGGCACCTGTAATTGTTTTTTAGCTAGGCCGCCAGCTACAATACTCATCAGGGCATAGTCCACTGACCTATTGTTGTGAGCATAGATTAAAATACCTTTGGTCATTGTGCTAATAACTTTTCAACAGATCTACTTTTTTTAAGATTTTGATCAGCTTCAAAATATTCATTAGTAGCTTCAAAGTATCTAGAAAATATTTCATCTCTAAACTCTTCTAGATTAGGTATGAGAATAGGATTTTGATTAGAATCTAACAATACCACTGATGTAGTTCTACCTTTGAGGATTAAGATTTCTACAAATGTTAACAGAGTCTGATTGATGTGAAAAAGCCCGCCCTGAAAACCAAAAGTTAATTTGGCAGCATTTTTTTCTTTAAGGACTTTTTTCTGAATTGAAAATGTTTGCTTGTAGTTAGCAAAATCCAGAGCCTGTTTAAGTTGCTCTTGCATGTTTTCTCCTTGATTATCTGCGCACTTTATTTAGTGGCTGACAATAGACTAGAGAAGAATTACGAAGTTATGATATGGCGCTGACCGAAACTGTAGGTAATGTAACAGCAAAGTTTCCAGTACCTAGTGGGACTAGTATGCCGGTGGCATACAAGGCAGATACAGAAACTGTGAATGTGCCATCTACAGAATCAGTGTAGTCTGGCACAGGATTCGAAGGATGTTGACCTGGGTCTACATAATTATCAACAAATTCTATGTGCCATTCGCCCTGGGAGGCTGATCCACTGGAATTAGAATTAGACACGGCATCAGTGGTTCTGGCATAGATTTTATAACTGTTTGACCCATAAGGTGATGAACCAGATAAAGAATACCATAGTTGTCTTGAGTTAGAACATCTGAACCAATTTTGTCCGTCATTAGGTGCTACCCCTGCAGCCGGTGTTTGAGCAGCAAATGTACGTGTGCCGGCTGTGCTTAGAATCGAAGACCAAGTGTTGTTCTGAGAGCTACCTGTGCCACCCGAACGAACAGCTGTGATTCTCAGTTGACCACCACTGTTCCAAAAATGCCTAGCAGCGGCAGCAGTAGGCCATGTGGCTGTGATTGTGCAGGTGATAAGACTGGTCCAATTAGTTCCGTATATTCCGGGCCATGTGGTTGACGATGCAGCATACGACTGCACCGCAGATTGACTACCTGCTACTGTGAATCTGTTGGCATTGATAGTATTAACTAATGCAGTATAACTGGATACCGGAGATGTTGTGGCGTTGAATTTAATTACATCGTGTTCTGCCACAGATACAGGAGTAGGAGCTGTGCCAAATATATGAGTGTGTGCATTGATAATATCGTTGCGAAGCTGAGTAATTTGAGTTGCTGTGACTTTGGTTCCCTCTGATACTGCGGAACTGATCACTGTCTGACCCCACCCTGAATCAGCAGTACCTGTTCCTATGATA